CCAATCGCGAATACCGCGTTTGCAGCATGATCAGATCTGCCATCGGCGTGCGCTTTAAGGTACGGTCACCGATGCTGTATTCCTGCTGGTCACGGCTGGCGCGGCCTTCGATGACAGCATTGATTGCATCCAGCGTCTTGCGCACTTGGCTGCGGTTGTCACGACTAGTGACCACTGCAGGATCTGGCAACAGGGTGACTTGGCCTTCGCTGACGGTGTATCGGGCACCAGTCTTCTCAACCCAGCTGGTCCACGAGTAATCGCCGGCCGTCCATGTGGCAGCGGTAGTTGGCCCGACCTGCACGCGGTGTGCGTCACCATCGGCTGCGCTGGTGAGCAAGATGGGCGTGGGGCCTGCGGCGCGCGGCACCAGGCGAAACTTGAGCGTCCAACCATCGCCGGGCGGGTAATCGGCAACGGTGGTGCTGAAATCGAGCGTGTCGCCGACGGTGATGGTTTCGATCATTGGCGGCTGCTCCCTAAACGTGATGCGTTGACTTTGCTGGTGCTGCTGCCGATGCGGTTGGCATTGATGGCATCCGGCGTGGTGCCGAGGCGATTGGCATTGGCGCGGTCGGCAAACCGGCGCGGTGCGACGGGCTCAAATACGGGCTGCTGCTCCACCGTGCCGCTGTTACGGAGCAAGAGGAGCAGCATGGCTTTGCTCTACGCGTTACAACGCAACAAAATTGCGCTCAACGATCCACGCGGCGGCGGCGGCTTCAGCCTGCGCTTGAACAAACGCGATGCCTTCGGTGCTTTCGATGTCGAGATCCGTTTCCACGGCAATGGTGAGGCGCGCAGTGGCATTGACCGTGCAAGATGCCACGATGTCGTGATACACCCAGTCGGGATCGAGCGCGTCCGGCGTTGGCTCGCTTTGCGAAACGATTTGCACGTCGCGCGCGGTGTCCTGAACAACCCACTCGGGCCAGCCTGTCTTCAAGCCCACCTCGTAATTTGACGCGAGCTGCATGAGCCGCTGCGCGGTATCCATCGTCGGGGTATGGACGGTGCAGCCCGCAAGCGCCTCTGCGCGGCTGTGCGCAACTGGGAAGTCGACTTGAACTTGGTACTTTTTGCTGATTTCTGATAGTACGGTGACGGTGGTTGTCATAGCGTTTCCTTTACGCGAAGTGAAGTGATCCAATGATTGCGCCCGCACCCACTGCGGTTGCGTCTGTGTTCGCCGATCCGGTGACGGTCGTATAGCCAATGCCGGTTGTGAACGCGATACCGGCGGCAAGGGTGATTTCGCTCTTGCCGTTAGCCGGAATGGGGATGGCAAACGCCACCGAGGCACCTGCCGTTGGCGTCGTGGTCTGGTTGTGCATCTTTACGTACACGATCGATGCCGTTGTGTTCTGGAGCTGCCACCCGATCAAGCGGCCTGCTGACGCCTTGACAACAGTTGCGTTGGTTGTCGCTGCGGCAATCACAGACGAAATTGATGCGGCGCCAGTTGCGTTTGCGCGGTATTGCACCCCTACATCGTTTGAAAGGGCTGTGCCGGCGGCAGGAATTGGTGTGTTTGTCGCCAGCGACACGGGCACTGTGCCTTGCGTCTGCACAGGTAACGGATTCACGGCACCGGTCGCACGCGCGCCCTGAATGTAAACGGGCGTATTGGCAAACTTTTCAATTGCACAGAATGAAATTGTCCACGTGGTCGTGCTGGCTGGCGCGGTGGTGCCATTGAACGACCACAGGAAAACGTATAGCTCTAGATTGTCATCTGGCAGATTCTCAACACGCGAGGCGCGAGTCGCCAAAGTAGGCGTGGTGGATGTCGCCCGCAACTGGTCTAAAAGGTATGCCTCGCGCCCGGTCAGCTCATTAACAATTACTGTGCCAGGCGAAGCTGTTGTGTTGATCGTTGCAGTCGTGTCACCAGATGCCCAGCCACGGCGTTGCGCATCCCAAGCGACGTTCGTCGCCGTGGTGCCACTGAATAAGTTGCGGACATACGAATGCCCGAAGACGGTCGCCGTGCAAGACCCAGAAGCGGGCCAGCCTGCCACTGTCAGATTGTATGAAACACCGGCAACAACCGAGGCGATGGCATATCGACCCGGCACGCCAGCCGCGCCAACGATGCCACCCACCAAAACAAACTGCCCGACGTTTTGAGACGTGAACGTATGGCCAGCCTGTGCGACTGTGATGCTGGTCGCGCTATTGATCGTGACGGTGAGGCCCTGACCGATGAGGTCTGCCAGCAAGAAGGCCATGTTGTTGTTGGCGATGCGCTGCGACAAAACCATTGCCACGCGCAGCCGCAAAGAGCCCTCCCAACTGCGAATGCTTTTTGCGAGAAACTCGGCGTTGGTCGAGGTGCCCGTGGTAATGAGCAAGTTGCCGTTGGCTTGGCTGTAACCGACCCCTGTGCCCACAACCGGTGTTTGTTCAAACTCCGGCGAGATGATCGATGCGCCGACGTTTGAGAATGAGCAGTTCCAAACATCTTGCCCGATTGGGCGAACGGGAACACCGGCATCGTCGTTGTTCGGGATGGTTGTGTTAAGCAACGGCAAGCGCGAAAACAGGCGTTTGAACAACGCGATGATCGAAAAGGTGCCGGTGTCGGTGGTCGCCGCCGCGTCTGCGGGTGCGCCCAGGTCAGCATTGATTTCTGCAAGCGTGCTTTGCGTTGCAACGCCAGCAACGCTCACCGGTACCGGCGTGGCGCGAAGCTCGGTATCGGTCAAACCTGACCCTCCCGCTGGAAGCTCGACAGGCATCCGTCCACCGGAAAGTGCAGGCAGCTTGCCGTCAATGCTGGCGAGCGAATTGTTGCCGGTTGTTTGGTTTGCCGCCGTGGCGCTACCGGCGAGCGAGACAGCAACTGGACTGCCAGTGTCGTTTGTGATCTCCACCGAGCCAGTGACGCCTACGTTGCCGCTGATGTTGCTGGTGTCAAGCGCTTCAACGGCTGTTTTGATTGCGGCTGTCGCGACGTTTAGCGTGTCGATCGCGGTATTGATTGCCGCGAGCGTGGATTGTGTCGCGAAGTTGACGGGCGTGCCAGTGGTGGGGTCGACGACCGCAACAGCTTGGGTCTCGACGGTATCCGAGCCCTCGGTGCGCTGAATCGTGTCGATTTTTCGCGCAGCGGCATTGGCATCTGCGATTGGCACATTGCTCATTTATTTTTCCATCCTTGTACAAACCCGCTCTTGCGCTTAATGATGCGCGGCTTGTTGGTGGGTGTTTCATGTGGAACGACTGCCAGCGCCTCTAGCCCGGTTTTCTCGGGTAGCGGCGCGGCAAATAGGTCCTGCTGCTGTCTGCCGGCGGGCTCAAACACGTCGCGCAGTTTTTTCCAATCGCTCTCACGCATGGCCTGCACACGCACCACCGGGTGATGCGCAATGGCTTCGGCATAGTTGGCGGTGTCGAGTGCCTCGTTGTGCCGGTCTTTCAGCTTCACATAGGTGCGCTTGCGCGGATCGAACACCTCAGAGGTGTACTGCATGAAGTAGTCATCCGGCAGCTCGTGGCTGAAGTGCTCTAGGCGGTGCGCGGCGGGGTGTTTGCCGTCGCTATGCAGTCGGGCATAGAGCATTTGTTTGCCGGTGTTGACCGAGACTTCGTAAACCTCTGCGCCGCCTTTCACGACGCCGCCGTTACGCTTAAAATCCTTTTTCGATGGCCGCTTGAGTAGCTGCTGGCTGAAGCCGTGGCCACCTTTGATCACAAAGATGTTGCGGTGCTTGCGAATACGGCAAAAGTTGTAGACCTCCTGCGTCAGGTAGCCTGAATCGATCGCAGTGGCAGCGACTTTCATGCTGATGCCAAACGCGTTGGTGATCGGCCGCGCCAGGTATTCGTCTAGCTTTTCCCAAACCTCACTGCGTGTTGGGTCGCCCGGTATGTAGTGCCAGTCGATGGTCCAACGGTTGCCGCCTTCACCAAAGCCGCGCAGCTGGACCTCGATGCGGTCTTTCTGCACGTCAACACCTGCACAGATAAACAGGCAGCCAACAGGGATGGTTCGAAGTGAATACGGCTCGGCCCGTTCTTTGATCTCCTGCCAGTCGAGCTGCTCGTTTTCGTCTTCAAAGCATTCACCAAGCACGGAGCCGTAGAACACTTTGAAGCGGGCGGGGTCAGACTTGACGCGCAAATAATCGGCGGCATGCTGTGCCCAGGTATCACCCAACCCCAGCGGCGTGTAGAGCGCGTTGATGTGGAAGCCTGCGATCTCACGATCGGGAAACTTTGGCACCCACACACCACCGGCAAGCATGGCGGTTTTGTGGTGCTCATCAATCAACACGCTGCATTCACCGCAGCGGTATTTGGCCTTCTCTGGCTCGCCTTCGGGCCATGTGACGTTTTCCCAAATCAGCGGCTGCCGCGCTTCACAGTGCGGGCAGGCGACGTGGTAGGAACGCTGGTCCGACTCGAGCCAATCCTTTTCAATCCGGCTCAGCGATTTGATGGTCGGTGAGCTGATCTTAAAAATTTTCCGGCGTGGAAACGTAGTGGTGCGTTTCTTCGCCAGGTCAACCGGGTCGCCTTCTTCATCGACCTCGGCCGGGTATTTGTCGATCTCATCGAGCAGCAGGTACTTGATCGGCATCGAGGCCAATGAAGCGGCGCTGTTGGCGCCACCGACGATCAGCATGCCGTCGCCGGCAAACTCTTTCATGGTCATCGTGTTTCCACCATCACGAGATGCACTCGAGGCAATGAGCTTCGAAAGCTGCGGGCTGGCTTCGATCATCGATGCTAGGCGTTGCTTTGACCACCGCGTGCCGACTTCTACCGTCGGCAACACTGCCAACATCGGGCCAGGCGCGTGATCCATTGCGTAGCCGAGCCAATTCAGCCCAACTTCAGTGCCACCCACCTGCGTGGATTTCTTAAACACCACCTCACGGCACGGATGCTGCGATGACAGGCAATCCATGATCTCGCGCAGAAACGGCACGCGGGAGGTGCGCCATGGCCCTGGCTCACTCGCGCCCTTCGCCGTGAGCTTGCGGTGCTTGTCAGCCCATTGCGAGACGGTGAGCGGCGGGTTGGGTCGGATGGCAGCGGCAAATATCTTGCCTACAAACGAGCCGCCGTCAGGCATCGCTCACCAGCTCGCCGGCATCATCCAGCGTGACTGCGGCGTCTGCAAACTCCGTCAGCACCTTGCGCACTTCTGTTTCCAAAATCAATTCACGTTTTGCGGCATCTGGCTCGCCGTTGATCAGTGGCATCACCCGGGCGCTGATACCACCAAGCCCCTTGGAGACCACTGCCGCCAGCGATTCAATGTCGCGCTTGACCTTCTCGCGGCGAATCAGCAAGCTCTCTTGCTCTTCGCGTTTAATCTTTGCCAGCTTGGCCAGCTCAGATTCTTTGTCGGCACGGGCGCGGTTGAATTCCGCATAGGTTGAATCAGCGTTGCCACCCGCTCCTCCCGGTGGTTCGGAGCCACCAGGAGGAGTCTGCCTTGCTTCAGGTGGAGGTGTTTTTTCAGAGGCAAACAGCGCGACTTCGATCACTTTGTTTTCGCGCTCACGCGCATGGCGAATGACCACGCCTTGCTTCGCTGGATCCGCTGACTGATCGATCAACTTGATCGACTTTTCAAAATCAACTTTGCCGTCGGCATCAAACGCCATGCGACCGGCTTTCTCCCACCGGCTCACCGTCGATTTGTGTACGCCGCGATGCGCCGCGAACTCGGCGCGCGTGCCAGTTGGCATGGTGCCCCCGTTGTTGCGTTGCGCGTTGC